GGAACGTTGTTATCAACATGCGCTTGGTGCATTTCGTTTGCTTGCTCTGCGGTTACCTCATCTCCTGGAGAAATAAGCGGGAAAGAATAAGGATAAGGCATTACACTACTCCGCTAGCAATCGCTTGCTTGATAACTTCTTCAGAAGGATCAACCTCAATCCCAGTGCCAGTTACCAAGATTGGCTTATCTTCTTCAGAAATAGATGCTTTCTTAGGCGGTCTTCCTCTTTTCCTCTTTGGAGGCACTCCCTCCGCTTCAGCAGAAGAAGATGGTTTTGCTCCTTTGCTTCCCTTCACGGCTTCAATTATTTCGATCACCTCATCAGGAACCTCATCATAGCTACCAACCAGCTCAAGCGTTTTATCATCTACCACAAACACGCCTTTATCTCTTACATGAATTTCCATAGCTAAAGTCCTACGTTAAATAAGAATCTTCTGATGTTTGATGGTGACGGCGGCGGTGGTGGAGGAGAGGCTGATACTTCAGTTATCGAGCCGCCTAAAACACCTATCCTTCTCCTAGAGACTGTCGCATTAGCAGCATGGACTGAGCCACTATTTAAAGACCGCCTAACTACCATCGTATTTGAGGATCATAGTATATCGTAGAGGATGCTTTCGCAAAAGCCACCCTCGCCCTCACAAATCCGCTCTTGTTTGGGGTAATTGATCCAACTGAAAGAGAATGTGTGACTGGGCTTGAAAACCCATGCCCAGTCCAAGAAACAGTTCCGCCAGGAACAGTGGAAGGAGTCCCTAGCTTTGGCCCTCTAGTGCTTAACGTTGATCCTAGAGGAGAAGTAGAATCTGATTGGTATTCTACCTCAATCCATAGCTCATTATTGTTTAGAGCAGGGCCTCCATCTGCTCCTACCAGCACCTCTATTCTTGGCGTTATCGCAACCCCGCCATCTGCCCATCTCTCTATCCAATCGCTATACATCGGAAGAGAGTTGCTAGCTAACGTGGAAGTGGTTATAGAATGGCTATAGGTGGTTGTTCCATCTGTAGCCGGATCGGTAGAAGGATAAATAGTTGTAGACGTCCTGACCACTCCGCCTGAATCATATACCTCATAACGGATGTTTGTGTTGGCAGAATCGCAGTCCATTAGCCTTATGCGGGGCATGAATGAATAATATGAGTTTATTATATTAGCCCCGCCGAGAAGCTTGCACCTAACAAAGTTTATTTGGCCACCAGCTGCATATTGCGTTATGTCTATTAAGTTTGTATAGCTCAATGTGCTGAAATCTGAATCTGATATATTTACATTCAAAACCGGCGAGCCGCCTTGGTTAGAAAAAACACTTACTACAGCAACAGATAAAGGATCAAATCTCAATTTTGTTATATTAATCTCTTTTGATTTACCAAGAGCAATTCTATTATACGCATTTCTAAATCTTACATAGCAATCATTTAATGAAATAAATACGTTCGCGCTTGATGCATAATTACCAGCGTATCCAAGATAAATATATGTACTCGTTCCATTAGCAATATCAAAACTTGATTTCTCTATCTCGCAACTATCAACATAAAAATAAATAGGCGCATTAACGCCTCCTCCATTTCCAGAAACTAACTTAATACCATGAATTCTCCAGTTTCCATTGAACGTAATGCTATATGCGCCGTTAGTAACTATGTTAGCTGCTGGAGAGCTAACAAGAGAAGTAGGAGGCGATCCTGTAAAGAAGTCGCTAACACAGTAAAGCCTAAGAGGATTTGACGGGGAAGCCCAAGAAGGAGAGTTAAATGTTACGCTTGCTGAATATGTTTCAGTATGGTTGTCTCCAGAAGCGCCCTTTACGTAAATCAGCTCTCCGTTCGCAAGAACATTCGCCCCAAGAAGCCCTGATAGAGTAGTCGCGGCAGTAGAAGGAGATTCAAAAGGAGAAGTGTTTGAGCCAGTGTTTGATAAATACTTGTTAGCCATTTAGAATCGAATAAGCTTCTGCTTGAGCTAATGATTCGCTAAGGGATAACTTAGAAGCGTCTAAATGTGATTTGTATTCCTGCTCTGGTTCAGCTAGGTATATTAGCTCATATACTTCGCCTGTATCAGTGTAAAACTTCTCTACAACATACCTTCTATCATCAGCAAGTGGTTCTAGCAATACATATTCTGAGCTTACAATCATAAGCCTTTCTCAGAAAGCATATCCTTGTATCTTGCTGCTATAGCATTCAGTTTTGACTTATACTGGCCCCACTTCGAGTAGGCATCTGATTTCCCTTTGCTAGACGCAAGATAACTCCTTATCTCTTCCTCTGATATATCCCCGCTATTCAGCATGCCAACAATGAAAGAAATGTGCTTGTGGAGAAGAACAGGATCACTTTCATTGAACACAATATCAAATATCCTTTTGATCCCCTCTTCCCTAGTTTGGTATTTAAACTTCAACATAGATTACTTGAGCGCCGACCTGAACAGCAGCAGATAGGTTGATTTGAAGAGAAGCGCTAGCAGCAGTCTCAAACTCAAATGCGCCTGTAGGAGCGCTAGAAACAGCGCCTTCTCTATCCTGTAGCTTCCAGGTGAAAGTTAGGTCTTGTGGACTGCTGTCAACAAACTTTACATTCACCGTGCCTTGTGCTTGAATCCTATATCCTAGTACCCTAATCTTCTTCCCTGTAACGCCTGCGACGATGGTAGTATTGCCAGAAGCTGTCGCGTTAACAAACGCTGTTTTTGTAACACCGCTTCCTACTTGGCCATCCTGTATCTTAACAGCATTATTGACGTCTACCGCCCATGCTCCAGACTGAGCAGCATTAACATTCCATGTTCCAGACTGGCTAGCACTTACATTCCAGGCGCCGGATTGGACGGAGTCTACCGTCCAGGTTCCAGACTGGACAGCATTAACATTCCATGTTCCTGCTTGGTTTACGCTCCAGGTTCCTGATTGAGCTGCGTTTACGTTCCAAATTCCAGACTGGGCTGAGTTTACTGTCCAGGTGCCAGATTGAGCAGCATTAACATTCCATGTTCCTGATTGAGAAGCGTTTACGTTCCAAATCCCAGATTGGGCAGCGTTTACTGTCCACGTCCCAGACTGAGCGGAATTAACAGTCCAGGTTCCTGTTTGAGCCGCATTAACATTCCAGACGCCAGCCTGATTGACACTCCATGCGCCCCCTTGTGTAACAGAAACATTCCCCTGGACTCGGCTAACATCAACAAGCAGTCCATTGGTTGCGGTGCCAGGAATAACATCTCCGGCAGCATCCACCCCAGACATCAGCTTAACGTAAGGGACTGATAAAGTGTCTGAGCCTTGCGTGATGTTATCTACTGCAAACTTGACGCCGCCTGAGCCAGGGTTGGCCTCTGCTATTTCTATCGGCACCGCCTCCTCCTATGGGTAGAGATGAGGTATTCAACTGATTGTGTAGTTGTAGAAGAAAGAGAAGCGCCGTGTAAGAAGAAATGTGCTAAGATGGTCGTCATGTGCTTACAAGAAGCTTGAGAGACTCTAAAGTCTTCTCGGCAGCCGCTTTCTTTGCTTCAAGATTTGCTATCTCCTCTTCCATTTCGCGCTTCCTTTCAGTATGTGCTTCTTCCATTTCCTTTAGCTCCTTCTCTAAAGCTAGCTTCTTCTCTTCTACTTCCTTGTTCATCTCCTCAAGCATATTCTTCTTTTGCTCCTCTAGCTTCGACACGAATATGTCGAAGTTGGTCTGAGCAATCTTCTCCGCCGACTTTAGGTCAGCTAGACTTCTTTGAATAGATTCAGCTTGAGCATTGAGGTCGTCAATCAAGGAAATAAGAGAATCCCTTCTCTCCTCTAGCTCCTTTACTCTATTCTCAAGTCCTGAAAAGAACTCAAGCGTTTCCTCCATGTAAGCTAGCGCGCGGTAAATTCCGAGCGCAGCCCTAACGTTCGTTAACGCTTCGTTGGTGTTCATCATTCCACCATAACAATTCTAACATTCAAGTTAGTACTAGCGTCTCCAGCGGTCACCCTTGGCCTAATGTAGACTGTCGCCTGTAAAATAGCCCTAAGCCCAGGAGAGGTAAAAGTAAGTGCCGAACCGTTTTGATCAGTTAAGGTGAACCATGTGTTTCCATCGTTACTTCCCTCGATGGAAACTGATCCACCCGCGCCAAACGTCCCGTCCACCTGGACGGATCGATCTGATTTTTGAGGCCCACTTTGAGGGCTTCCTGCCTCTCCATTAGCAAGCCCAGACCAAACCGCCAGGTAGACGCCCCTTTGGATTACTTGCGAGCTAAATACCGCCGCCATAATTAAGTAGATGCCGAAGCATCAGTTGAGTTAGCAAGGTTCTCGTGTGTATACTCAACCATTGCAACCGCATCAAAGCTGGTCAGGTTGGCGTTTGAAGCAGTCACTTCCACTACAAGCTCATCCCCAACCGCAAACTTGGTGGCGTTCGCAACCTTATACAAAACCTTGCCCTGTGCTAACGGGTTTGGGACGTTTAGGGTTGCAAAGATAGTCTCTCCAGTCGTGCTTCCAGCGGTTGGGCGCTTCTTAAAGACAACCACTCCACCAGTCGCCGCAGTAGCGCCCTTGTTTACAATGCCGACATAGTGCACTACGGCCGGCATCATCAAGCCAATATTCCCCTTTACGCCAGTAGACGCACCGCTAGCATTCCCAGCGACCACCAGCGGAACTTGTAAGTCGTAAGCCATTCCCCTATTCCTCCTCCAATTTAAACAAGAACATGGATTACTCGATCTTCACCAGGACGCAAGCTGGAACCAACCCCCCACGTTAAGCCAAAGTTAACGCGCCCATACCACGCAATACCGCGAAGCAGACCAAAGTTACGCGGAATTCCCATGCGCAGTTCTGGCGGGTAAGCTTCAATCATGGTGACCGCATCGTTACCAAAGATCACCGCCTCACCGGTGGTGGTGTTGCGCCCTAGGGCATTGTCATGATTGGTCTCGATGATACGGACACCTTCCATCCGCCCCAGCTCATGGTTGTACTTGCCTTGCGGATTAGTGTACATGTACCAGTTCTGCCAAGATTGGTCGCGCATTAGGCCGCGGACGGACTTAGTGCGAGCAATCATAACATAGTGGTCGTTGTTCACCATCGGCGCCTTCATGTCATCATACAGATAGTCCCTAATCTCTTCCAAATGGTAGAGAGTGAAGGCAGATGTAGAAGGAGAGCCGGTGCCGTTGGTGGTGAACGTGATTGAGCTTGCGCCAGTCAAAGAAGCCTTAATGTTTGTCTGCTTGAACGCAGAGGCAGCCATCGTATCTAGCACTAAGCTCATTTGGTCTCTCAGGAGAGACTGGATTGGGTCTTCCATGTCGTACTTAGAGAGGATTTGAACATCCTCGCTAAACACCACGGCCCGCCCTAAGCGCTTGACAGTGATAGAAGTCACCGCTGGCGTCAAGGTGTCTTCCGGAATGAGCTGGTTCTCGCCAAACTCGGCGGTAGTAGGTTCATCAAGAGCCTTTACCCTCGCAAGAGTAACACTTTCACCAGACTTGCGCCCAAACGCTTTCTCAGTGCGAGCATGCTCGGCGAGGGTAACTTGAGCAATTGCAGCTCGCCTTAGCTCAGAACTTAAGGCATGGTTTTTCCAAGTCCCAGAAGGGACATCAAATTCCCAAGTAAAAGCAGCCATCTACTCATTTCCTCCGTAGTTAGTGAACATCAAACATCTTAGCCCTCTTTGAGCGAATGTAGTCTGCCAAAGAGCCGCTGGTATTTGGTGACCTCTCCTCCATAGTGGTGAAAGATAAGCCACCAAATGGGGTGCCGCCGGTATCAGAAACAGCTGGTTTCCGTTTCTCGGATGCTGCTTTCTTATAGTACTCGGCCATTTCCTTTAAATGATCCCATGCCCGCTTCTCCAAGTGGCGCGAAATGTCCTCTTCTTTCTTCATAGAGGCAATGATTCCGGCGTCTTTCTGGATGATGATAGCGAAAACGTCGTCAGGAATGTCTTTAAACTCAGGGTGCGAGGTTCTAAAGTGTGTCCAAAACCGAGCAGCGCGCTGCTCCTCTTCAATCTTCCTTCTTAGCTCGGTTTCCGTTTGCTTCTTAACCTCGTCTGCAATCTTTGCCACAGACTCAACCGGATTCTCCAAAAACCGCCGGTTGTACTCTTCTAGTTGCTCAGGAGTAAGGCCTGCAATCTGCTGAGCTTGCGATTGAGGAGCATTGTATGCTGGTTGCTGTTGTTGGAAATTGCTCATCATAGCAACCATAGCATCAAACTTGGCCTTAAGCGCCTCAAGCTCGGCTTTTAAATCCTCTTTGCTCTTACCTTCCTCTTTCCCCTCTTCAGATTCTACTTTCTCTTCTTCGTTAAACTCTAACTCTTCACTCATTGCTCAAGACCTTTGTTAACAATTGAAGATTTCAAACTACTTATAACTTTCCTAAGCGCGATTATAAGACAAATCTTATGATAAATCAGTTCCTTATATTCTGCTGCTGGTAGCGTATTCTCCTTTCTTACTATTTCATCGATGATTGTTCTCTCAATCTTTTCTGCATGGTGTTCAAGTATGTTGCATGTAACAGACTCTAGCGTTGGATGTTGGATCATAGTTTTATAGGTTCATGGAATCTTATCCCTTTTGGAATCAATAGCTTAACCTCATCTTTTTGTGGCGGCTTGTTTTCCAGCTTTTGAATATCTTTTGCGATTATTGCCACCACCTCTATCAGCGTTGAAATAGTATCCTGGTAAAACTCAAGCCGCTTATCTATATCCTCTATGTGCGGTTCATGATAATAATACCAGGTTGCCAAATCTCTTATCCTATTGTTTAACTCCGACGACATTATTAGCACCTACTTGTTGCTGTTGAGCTTGCGGCTGTTTAGCCTGCTGTTGAGGAACTCCTGCGCCACCAAGCATAGATTGAGACGCCATCATCTCTATTGTCTGTTGATCTTGCGGCGACATAGAAACGTCGCTTATATCTATGCCATAGAGCTTTGCTAGCTTGAACATGTACTTGTACATATCAAAGCGCGTTAGGAACGCTTGTGCTAGCGTAGGAGAGGAGAGGAATGTCCCCATAAATTGGGTGTACTTTTGAATGTCGCTGCTTCTCCTCAGCAGGTCAGAGATTCCTTTCACTGTTAAGCCGATTCCAGAAAACGCCTGGAACCTCTCCTCAGGAGACATTTGGATGAGCTTAATCGCTTCTATAGGGCCAATGGCAGAGATGATGTCGTCTGTCTTCAAGAACTCTAGGTTTTGCATCAGGATTAGCCACAGCTTGCGGAGGATAGAACTTATAAAGGCCTCCACAGAAAGGATAAACCCAGAAAGCAAAACAGACTGGCTTTGAGTCAGCTGCACAATCTCGGTAGCGGTAGCTTCCTTTGGCGGCGCCCTACCAATTGCTATGTCGGTAAGCACCGAAGAATCTACGAATAGGCTTTCTAGCGCCCCATACATTTGGAGCGTTAGGGGATTAATTTCGCCGATTGGCATATGCTCGACTACGCGCGCCCCAATTGGGGCGTCCGCTCGAATGCGAACTGTGCTTCCAGATTTGACGCCGCCGATGATGTCGTTAGGGTTCTCTAACATGCCCAGGTGAATAGCATTGACCCCAATGTTTGCACGAACGGCAGAATCTAGCATCAAGTTAAATAGCTCATTCATGCAAAAGTTAATGCCTACAGGGCCGTCCAGGATAGCAGGGATGGATTCGTCGGTTACCGGAACAGTAATGCGCTTGTAGACGAAAGGAGACTCTCCATGCCAAAATGGATTATCCTCAAAGCGAAGCAAGCGGTCGTCAGCACAGACTGCAATCGCATTGCGCTTTATTGGCTCCCCGTCCTTGCTTAAGAAGATTCCGTAGACCTCCTTAAGCTTGACAGACTTCCTGTATTCTTTCTCTCCCTTGCCAAGCTCATCGACCTCTTTCTTCTTGTAAACTCCAGCTTTGGCCAAGTCTTTAAGTGTATACCAGTCTTGCTCTATCTCCTGAATCTCGTAAAGCCCACGCCCAGTCGGATCAGGAAAATAGAAATCCGGATCAATCGCGGAAATGGTTGGCTTAAAGACCTCTATCTCTTGGCTACCCTCCGCCATAACTAAAGTGGTTGGAGAGAGCGCTCCGGTTACCTTAGCTACCATCTCTCCTTTCAGAAGCCCAAACTTAATGCACCTCTCTATTATCTCTAGAAAGGATTCCCCGCTAGGGCCAATGTGGTTTAGGTAGGCGGAAATTAGTGCCCTGGCTATTTCTGGATCAATGTCTACCTTGCCAGTCTCTACGGTGAAGAATTCGTTGCCAGCGTCAGTGATTGCTTTAGTGATGAACTTGGAGAGGCGTTCTACAGCAACGAATGTTTTGGGGATAAACTGTGTCGATTGATCTTCTGACTTTCCTTCTAAGAAGTCATCAGGAAAGCAAGAGTTATACGCTTCTACGTTAATCTTGTTCTTTTCTTTCCTCTTCTTCCTTGAATCCTCAGATTCCCTATAACAGACTTCAATATAATCTAGTATCTCTCTTTCTTTTTGCATAGGCGCCAAACCTATATATCAATGCCTTTGACTGCTGTGCCGCTTCTGTTAAAGCATCTTCACAATCTTCACAAACGTTAGAGCAGTATACAGAATAGTTCCCTATATACTTGCCGCAGTTCTGGCAAAGGCCTTCAAAGCCGGTCGAGTAATTAGACGGAGGCGGACTATAATAATTCATTGATGATTATGTGTATTAAAGACACAGCAAGTGTGCTAAAAAGAAAAAGGAAGATTATGGCCAATATGATTCCTATCGATTTCTCAACCCTATCATTCATCTTCTTCTTCACAAAATATGTCGACCAAAAGATTTAATGATCCGTAAATCATTGCTGCATACGCAAAAATTTCAAGCGGCTCTAATACAGAAGGGTCTCTGTCTGAGATGAGCAGAAGAACGAGCGAAAACAAGCAAAGGATAAATGACGTTATCACTTACTGACAAAATTCTCCATAAACTTTTCAAATAGATGGATTGCTCTCCCTCCCATATGGCCGGATATGCCAACCAGTGCCGCAGTAAATGTATTGCCAAAACCAGCAGATTGGCATAGATAGAAAGTTATTATGCCGGCAAACGCGCTTATAACCAAATCTCCAACTAGTTCTGTTATGTTGAATGCCCTTACTTTCCCTTCCTTTAGTTTGACAACAAAACTGGCGAATCCACCAAACATTGAAAGGAAAATTACCCATGCGTATGTTAGAACGGTATAATCTAATGGGCCTTTATCTGGAGTAGGTGGCTGCATTCTTGAAGGTATAAACATTCTGCTTTGCCGAAGCCAAACGATTCGCCTTTCTAATTAGCTTGTTGACAAAGACGACGCTACAACCATAAGAAAGCGCATCCCCCAAGTCAGAATAAGGGTGGCTCTTCTTCTTGTTAGTCTCCACTAGAGACCAAGCTCCTGCTAATGCTTCAACCAAATAGCGACAGTTCTTGGAAACGATTACATCTCCATCATAACAGGCCATTTGGATCGCTTCCAGACGAGTGTGAATGTAATGTGCGCCAGGAGTAAATGTTCCTCCAAGCATCTTTATGATTACATTGGCGGCGCAGTTTGCCCGATCCGCCGCATAGGCTTTTGACTGCTCCATCCTTGTCATCGTATCGTCCCCAATATGCCTAAACTTAAGGCCAAAGTATTGGGGACTCAAATGATCCTTGATTAGCTCATAAACTCCTATGCCGGTTCCAAAGAACTCATCATAGACATACAGCTTGCCGTTGTGTAGCTGGCATATCAGAAGCGCTGGATGCATAGAAGCATCCCAAAGCGCAATAACCTCTTTCGACCTGTCTAGCGGCGGCATGCTGTCCGCTTCGCAGACGTGCTTCTCTACATCGAACGTCGGGACTGCCGGCTCTCCTTCGTAGACCGCGCAGTATTCCCCTTGAACGTAGCGACGGATTAAGTCTTTCCTATGCGACCAGACGGCCTTAAGCTCATCGTAATAGGATGGTGGAAGGTTGTGTACGTTTTCTGGCGCGTCAGTCTGGAAGACATTGAATCCTTCAATTGGAGTTTCTATAAAGCGCCTATAGACCCAGTGCTGGGGCGACGGGTTATTACATACAACCTTACAAGCCATCCAGTTCATTCCCTTCTGCCGCCTTCTTCCTAACATAATATCGAAGACGGTTTCAGAAACCCCGCCAGACATTCCGACTGGAACGGCCTCATCGATTCCAACGCCAGCGATCTCAAGCGATTGTAGCTTGCCGGAATCCATTGGACTGTCAGCAGGAATGAACCAGACCTTCCCTTTTAGCGGCTTCTTCCAAACCGCTACAGCAGAAGAGGAGTTCTCCTGCTTAGTCTCTACATAAGGCTCAAACCAGTTTAAGAACTCCTGGTAGGTTGTTCGCTTTAAGGATTGCCAGGTTTCCCTAATGATTACCCAATGCGCGCCAGGATTGTTTAGCGTGTGATAAAAGCAAGACATAACTAAAGCCGTGGTTTTGCCTTCACCCATCCTAGAACAGAACAGATCAGCAATCCCACGGCTTTCTATGAATCGCTTTTGGACTGGATTAGGAAAGAATATCCTATGGCGCACTAGTATCCTTTCCCTTGACTTTTGCGCAAGACATGTCTACACTTGAATGCGGAGGCTCGGCTTAGTGGCTGCTCTCGGGTGGCCACAAAAGCGTTGTCTCCTTTTTTGTGCTCTCCGCCTCGTGTATACACAACACTATCCTCTGGCTAGCATCCTTTCTTTCTTCTTCCTTTCTTGCCTTTCATCTTTCTATCAGCCTCAAAGAATTCATCTATAACATCTCGTGGCGGACAACCTTCCTTGATCTTGCCTGCCGCGCACATACCGAAGAAGCGCTTTTGCTTCCCACTTTTGAACGGCATTACTTCTTCCCCCTAGCCGCTAACTTTTGGAACTTAGTCTTCCCATATTTCTTCCTTCCAATCCATGCCGCTAGCGCAGCAGGATTTATCGCTCCCTTTGCAGCCAGCTTATTCTTAAGCGCTTTAAACCTAGACCCAGTTCCAAGCTTTGGTTTTGCCATGTTACATGCCCTCTATAACGGCTTCTTGTACTTTCCACCTTCAGACCTTGAAGGCCTTCCGCCCTTTGCTTTGTTAAAGTCTATCACAAAACTTTCTATCTTCTCGGCTAGATCAGAAGCTCCAGATTCTTCAACTGCTTCTGTGATTTCATCTAGGCGGGAGCGAACATCTCGGTGATCTAGGTATTTGACTGCTGAGTTTACCAGGTAAGAAACAGCATACATGATCTTGGAGATTTCCTTAGGCTCTTCTAGCGTCTCGAGCAGCTGAGTACACATCTCAAACGAATCGTTTAAGCATTTCTCCAGCTTTTCAACCTCTAGGCCGCTCTTTTCTTTATCCTCTTGCTTACTAGACATAACACCTCGTCAAGCTTTGACCAACTTGCAAACCTAACGTTAGACGCAATATCCTTCGAGAAGTTTATGCTTTGGCCAAGAAAGTTCTGCTCTCGTTCCCAAAACGTCGAGTAACAAATGCTTCTCTTAAGCAATCGTTCCCTTTCTGCCTTCTTTATTGCTCTTCTGATTGAGTTTCCAGTCACAAACCGCCAGACGCTTATGGCGAACAGGACATCCTCATTGTAGAAACGGCCATTGCGATGCTTAAGCGCAACCCGTCCTGGAAGCATCTTTATAATGTCTCTTATGTTGATCACTAGACTATCATCTACACTATGCTAATTGAGAGCAACAAGTAACGTGAACTATCGGCTTAAGTCAAGGTTTAATTGAATCCACCCGTTCTTATCTACCAATTCATGGATATACTCATTCTCCGCCTCTTCTAGCCGATTAAGGTTCAAGCTGTTTAGCTCGCATCCTCTGATCTTCACCTCTATATAGCAATCTTCTATTTCTGGGTCGTTATATACATTCACTACCACTTCTTTGCCTGGAAAGTGCTTTTTTGCAGCTTCAACTGCTTTAGGCAATAAAGCAGCAACATCAGGGGAAGAAGCTAGGTACTTTTCAACTTCGTCGTTGTATTCCATAAACTAACCGCCTGGCTTAAACACTCATCATTATACCACACCTTGCGCGCCCCACCACCCATGTACCACCTTATTTATGTGCAAGGAGCAAGCAGGTTATAAAGCTCCACCACTAAGCAGCTTACCATATTGTTTCTTCTAAAGAAATAGTAAGGCACTTGGTACCAAGATTGTTTCCAAAATGACCGAATGACTGAT